CGGTACTTGTACAACATGCAAGTGCCGTCCATCGCACTATCCGAATTGGAGGATTGTCATCATGGTTTATGTGACTGATAGACGAATCACTACTCCGATTGTAAAGACGGGTACTACCCGTCTTGCAAACGGCGTGATTCAGTCTCAGGCACAGACTACCATCAGCAGCCTCGATCAGACGACCTATTCCTGGCGCTCTGCGTCCAGAAATAGTTCGGAAGAAGAAGGCCTCTTCCAGTCAACATCAGGAAAGTATACTGATTTCCTGAGGGATTTGAAGAAGTCCAATGATATCACTTATGACCACGGTCATGAGTTTTGGACTACCCGGCAAGAGTTTCTCAAGCCTGGTTGGTGTACCGCGATTTTGCGGTCATCATCTTCTCCAACTGCATCCCATACCGATTATCATGGGCCTATTCAGGCCCCTATAATCGGTGGGAATGAGTTCCCACCTGTCAGTTACCCAACCATTGGCGCTATCAACGCTGATGGTACTAGGGGAATTGACAGATCGTTGCCGACGAAGATTGCTGCAGGACTGACGCAATCGTTACTTGAACTTCGCCAGGATCTCCCTCACGTGCCTCTCTGGAACATTTGGAGAAGCCGTGGTGGAGTGGCCCAAAAGGCCGGTGGCGAGTTCCTCAACTGGGAATTTGGCATTCAGCCAACAGCTGGGGATGTAACGAAGCTTGCTCTTGCTGTTCGAGATCGCAAAATATATCTCGACAGATTGAAGCAAGAGGCCAACGCACAAGTGCGTCGGAAGGTCCTGGTGTATGACACGAGTAGTATCGTGGAAAGGGGACAAGTTGGCTCGGGATTGCCGTTGATGCAATCAACGCCCGGCTTCTTGTCTCCAGCTGCCTCGTTCTACTCGCAAGGGGGACGTACGTTGGCGACTGATACTTATCGCCAACGTTGCTGGTTGTCAAGCGCTTTCGAGTATGTCTTGTGGGATATGGATACCCTACTTGACAGACAAGAGAATTTGCTCCAACGGATTGATCATCTGTTGGGTATCGGGATTACTCCCGATACTGTGTACCAGCTTACCCGTTGGTCCTGGCTTCTCGACTGGGTTTCAAATTTCGGCAGTGTCGTTCGTAACTTCACTGCCTTTTGTAACCTGGACGATCGCCTGACGATGAAGTACGCGTACGTTATGCATACAACGTATGCACAGCGCACGTTTGTCTTCAGTGGGGCTGTACTCAGAGCAAATGTGACAGCACCCACTTCTGTGACTCAGTACTCGTCTATGACGAAGAAAGAGCGACACAGAGCGTCACCATTCGGATTCGGCCTAAACGTTTCAGGTTTTTCCTCGAAACAATGGGCCATTCTCGGCGCCCTCGGCTTAAGCCGCGGTCACGCCGGACCACTCAAACTGGCAGAACCAGTTTGAGAAGCTGCCACCAAAAGGGGCAGACTACACTGTGAGGAGACTTCCTTGTTCACTGATCCACAATCCGTCACTGTCAATGCTGTGGCTATCTCGCTTCCGCGAGTTAGCACAGGCGCTGATTCTGCTACTTATCGTAGCGCTGACGGTCTGACTACGATGTCCGTTCGCCATCTTTATGGCAAGCGGTATCGTCGCAGCATTCAGTTGTCCCAGACTTCGACCGTGGCCGATCCGCTCATTCCGGCGAACTCCCAGGTGGTGCGACAGAATGTCACAGTCACCTTCGATGTTCCTCCGGTTGGGCTTACGACCACAGTTCAGAAGCAGCTGGCTGATGGGCTTCTCGCCTATCTGTCGGCTTCTACTGGGGCACAGGTCACCAAGATTCTTGGTGGCGAGAGCTAGCTACGGAGCTGCTCTCTGGATCGATGATCAAGGACAGGATCGCACTACCCCCTTACAGGAGGGTGCGTGAAAAGCCTGATCGCGCTCTTGCAGTGCGTCCTCGAAGATCTCGGGGACAGATGTTGCACAAGCACCACTAGTGATCTCAAAACGATCACTAGGCGCGTTGAACACGAAGGGTTATCGTTTCTAACGATAACCCTGTCCGACTTTGCTCGGGACTTTGAAAGCTGTCTCGATCAAGGCCGTGTCGGCTCCAGCCACTTCGTCTCTTTTAGACGGAGTGGAGGTCTCCCGAGATTTCTCTCAGGTTTCCTTCGCCTTGTGTTCAACCGCGACTCGGGTTGTCTTCTCAACGACCCTTCTCTTGAGGCTATCTTTGCTGTGCGTCAGATTACTCTGATGTTCGGCAAGATTGCTCTCGACTGCACACCCTCACGGGTTAATGCGGCCATAGAGAAGTACGTTGAGTGTGAGCAGGATGTTCTTCACGAATCATCGCTCTTTATCTCGGAACTCGATCGTTTCGATCGGTTCCGTGCGATGGGCGTGAAGCTCTGGGCGGAATTGTTCGCGCGCGTAGATTCGCGTGTCTACAACGATTCCGTAATTCCCAGGCACGGGCCAGGTGCCACGGCAGATCAACTTCGCGGCAACGCGAAGTACAATAATCTGACGTGGACCGTTCGACTGGAGGAGGTCTTCCCTCACTGGGAACACCTCATTCCAAGCGAGTCCTTTTTGCAAAGGACGGACCGAGTGAACATCCTCGAACCTGGGGATGAGATCCCCGTAAGGGTGATCACGGTCCCCAAGACGCTGAAGACCCCACGAATCATTGCCGTCGAGCCTTGCCATATGCAGTACATGCAGCAAGGGGTTCTCGCGGTGATGATGGAGGAGATTCCACGCTCTGACCATGCGCGGAATTTCGTAATGTTCGAATCTCAAGAGCCAAATCAAAGGCTCGCGAGAGAGGGCTCCACTACTGGCGCCCTCGCCACACTGGATCTCAGTGAAGCTTCGGACAGGGTCTCCAATGAGCATGTACGTCTCCTTGTGCGGAATCACCGCATGCTTCGGCGCGCGGTAGATGCCACAAGAAGCCGGAAGGCTCATGTGCCTGGCCATGGTACAATTTCCTTGGCCAAGTTCGCGTCCATGGGTTCAGCGCTTTGCTTTCCCTTCGAGGCCATCGTATTTACTACGGTGATCTTCGTTGGGATTGAGAAAGCGCTAGGGCGACCCTTGACGCAGAAGGATCTTCGATCCTTCTACGGTCGGGTGCGTGTCTACGGGGATGATATTGTTATCCCCGTAGATTTTGTGCCGGCGGTTGTTGCAGAACTTGAAGCTTTTGGCTTCAAGGTCAACACTCGTAAGTCCTTCTGGACTGGAAAGTTCAGAGAGAGTTGCGGTGCTGAGTTCTATGACGGTTGCGATGTTTCAGTATCGCGCGTCAGAGAGCTTCTGCCTACCAACCGCACGCAAGCCGAGCGGCTCGTATCTACAGTTGCTCTGCGGAATAGGTTCTTTCACAAGAGCCTCTTTCGCACTGTAGATTTTCTGGATCGATTGATCGGGAAAATCATTCCCTTCCCGATTGTCGAATGGAGATCCATCGATGGTAACATCGTCCAGAACAGCGCCGTGTTGGGC